GTGGCCCTCAGTGATACCAAACTTCGCAGCATCAATGCCAAGCCTTACAGCGGAGCTCCCGAAGTCACAGACGGTGACGGGCTGAGTGTACGCATAACTCCTACCGGAACGATTACATTCCAGTTCCGCTACCGTTGGAATGGCAAGCCTGTTCGTCTATCAATTGGCCGTTACCCAGCCATGTCGCTTAAGGATGCTCGCGTTGTTGTCGGTGAGATGCGCGAATTGTACCTCAAGGGACTAAACCCTAAAAATTATTTTGCCAAAGAAGATGGGGAATTAACACTTAAAGAGTGCCTGGATCAGTGGTGGACGAAGTATGTTGAAACCCTGAAGCCGAATACTCAGACGCTTTACAAGTCTGTTGTGTACAACACTATGTACACAGAATTCCCCGATGTTCCTGTAGTCAACATACCTGTTTCTGCATGGGTAAGGTTCTTCGATAAACAGGAGAAGAAGAACGGTAAAAAGGCGAGGGTGCTGCTTCTCCAGTTACGTTCTGTGATGAACTGGTGTATCAGCCGACAACTGATCCCTTCATGCGAAGTCCTGAAGCTTAGTGTTAAGACTATCGGCAAGAAACCAGATGTTGGTAGCCGGGTTCTCACTTATACCGAGTTGGCAAAAATCTGGCTGGCCCTGGAGAACAACAAGATCGTTACCTCCAACAAGGTGCTTCATCAGCTGCTATTGCTATGGGGGGCACGGTTGTCAGAAATTCGCCTGGCTACCGCCAGTGAGTTCAACATGAATGATCTGATTTGGACAACTCCATCGGAGCATTCCAAGATGGGGAATGTGATTCGCAGACCTATTTTCGAACAGGTAAAGCCTTTCGTTGATAGGCTCCTAAATGCTGGGAATGATGTTCTCTTCCCCGGCCAGGAGCTGGACAAGGCAATAGATCGTTCGTCGGCAAATCTCTACATGAAAAAGTTAAGGGATAAAATTGATATACCTGAGTGGCGAACCCACGACTTCCGGCGGTCGCTGGTAACGAATTTGTCAGGGGAAGGTGTTATGCCCCATGTCACCGAAAAGATGCTTGGGCATGAGTTGGGAGGGGTGATGGCGGTGTATAACAAACACGATTGGCTGGTGGAACAGAAAGAAGCTTATGAGCTTTATGCTGATAAAATATTCTGGCATGTTAAACAGCTAGGTTAAAAAGTATTGTTCTTGACTAGGATATAAAATTAAAGAAAGGATAAAATATGAATATTAGAGAAGAGTTTAAATTTGAAGAAGGGCAAGATGTAATAATAGAATTTGAGCGTATTTTAAAAAATAACGATATTAATGTAAGTATTGACTCAGATATGGAGTCAAAATTCTTATCTGTCTTTGATATTCTTTTTCATTTCAACAGTGGTAAGCCTCTGGATTCAAATGTTGACAAACGGGCTTTGTTTAGGGATTTTTCTGCACTGTACGATCTCGCTTTAAAAGTTGTCAACGTTGAAAGTAACAGTGCTTTTAATCAACTTATTCCGCATTTGAACTTATTGAATGGTTGTGCAATTTCTCAAAACACAAGTTCTCTCATTACGGATCAGGATTCTAATAAGATTATTGAACTCTATCTAGCATGTTTATGTATGAGATTAAGCAATAACGTATCATTAGATCATCCGCAGAACTCTCGTGGTGATAATCCAGATGTTATTGCGGAAATTAACAGAGTAAATTGGGGGTTTGCATGTAAAACTGTTCATACTATAAATCCTCAAACGATATATGAGAATATTAAAAAGGCAATAGATCAAATAGATAAGTCAAAATCTGATGTTGGTATAACTGTTATTAACCTTAAGAATGTTATAGATCATAACAAGATATGGCCAAAAGATACTACTTTCCTATCTGTCGATACCCCGCTGAACCAACTTGTTAACAATATTGATATGGTTAAGACATCATTGTTAGAGACTATTGGTAAGGATGAACTCTTGAGTGTTTTTGAAGGGAAAAAGTCATTGCCAGGTGTTATTTTTATTGGGCAAAGCGTATCCTCTGTTTTCCTTCCGGAAACAAATTCACCAACTGCTACAAGATTGAATGTAATGCGTTTGTTTTCTTTGGATGACGGAGGGTTTACAGATGATCAATTTAATACTCTGAATACAATTAATCATTACATGCAGTTGGCAAATCGTGATTTTTAATAATAAAAAATCATAATTTTTTTGTGCCCTATTTTAGGGCACTTTGTTTTTTATACCACTATTAATTCCCCCATCATCTATCCAACGCGCTACCGCCTTTCGGCTATAACGAGTAGGGTATGTGAGGACTGGGGGAGGGAACCCATGATCTTTACGTAGACGCCACACTGCTGTTTTTTTCTTCCCCAGTAATTCGAACAGTTCTTTCTCTTCCATAAAATCATTACTAGTCATAGTCACCTCGTCAAAGATTACCGCTAAAAACACATGTACCACATCCGCCACGAGCGCCTTCAATACAGACACTGCAGCGATCTACTTTTTTCTTTCTGTCTTAGTCTCCAGTTCGGCAATATGCTGAATCATGGCTGTGCGTTCCGCATAGTTGATGATTGCTTTTTCCTCCCAATCTGCGGCTTTGTTTCGTGCCAGTTCAACCGCTTCTACCAGCGCGTCGAGGTCTTCGAGCTTTACAAACGTAATGTCGTCACCAAACTCTTTTACGTGGGCTGAACGGCGTTTGAGGCTGGCTAACAGTCGGGTGATATCAGTCATGGTTGGCATCCTTACCCTTTGTCACAGATAGGTTCTGGTTCACGATGGCATCCATCAACCGAGAAGCCGCTGCTTTCTGAGCGGAGACATTAGCGATAACCGTTGGCTTGGCTTTCTCACAGCTGGCGCAAATACCATCCCATGATGAAATGAGGAAAAAATCTTCGCGGTCAGCAATGCTGGTATTCATTACCAGGTCTTCAATCATCAGCGTGACCCCGCGAACACCCCGACCTTCGCTTAGCCTCTGTACTGCATAACCGAAGGCATTAATCATTACTGCATGGAACTGGATATACTCGCGTTTGTACTCAGCCTGGTTTGTACCCTGGCGAATATCATTTAACCCGGTTAGCATTAGCCACGCATTCCACAAACCCTCAAGATCGTCTTGGGAACAGGAACCAGAGAATTTCGCAGTAGCATCACTAAGGGCTTTAAAACTCACCCACTTATCGCTTTTAGCGGGAACGACGTTATGCTCAAAATCGGTGACTTCAGAAAATACATCGTGTGAGCTGATAAAATTAACCATCTCCTGCGCGTTCTTATCGCGCCCGTTATAGGCCATGTTGATAGCCGCAGATGGCTTCGATACATTGTTGTTAATGTCCGAGAAAAACTGCTGCCGCGTCTTCAGTGGCAACTGGAGAGTAAGCATCATCGGCACATGGATCGGTTCATCAATGGTGCGGCAATACTCCGCAATACCGGCTGCACGATGCTGACCATCAAACAATTTAATCTCAGCATCCATTGGGAAACGGGCCACCCCGACATTCGTGTTTCCGAACTCTTCGAATTCAACATACGAGTCGCAGTTGCCTACAAGCGGCGGAATAATGAATGGTTCCTTGTTCTCGTATGCTTCAACGAGATACTGATAAAACTTTTTCGCCCTGGCTGGGTTCAGTTCTCGCTGCGAGCGTTCAAGAGTGTCCCCGTAATTATCGCTGGCGAGAACTCGTGTTAGCGTCCGTGCAGGAACAGTCAGCATCAGGACAATTGACCCGCCCTGAGTTCCACGTGATGCAGGGAACTCAAAGAAATGATCGCCTACTTTACTCATAATGTTTCCTCCCCCAGTACCCAGCGGAGAGCGCTGGCATACTCGCCCTCAGCAGATTCTAGGGCTTTGTTAATTTCTTTACGGGTTTTCAGGCGTGGCTTTGCTTCACCCAGAACCTGACGCTGCCGACGGGCTTTTTCATGACCTCTAGTCCCAGCGGTTGCCGTCTCAATCTCTTTCACCTTCTCGCGCTGGGCTTCTGGTTCCAGTGATGCGAGCTGACGAGCCTGGGTTACTGTGACCGTTCCGGATTCAACGGCATCCTTTACAGCCTGGGTGGCGTCCAGCAGGGAAAGCGTTGCACGAACGGTCTGAACGCTGCAGCCAAACAACACCGCAATGTCGTCCTCATCGAGCCCGCGGTCGAGCGCGTCTGACATTTTTTTAGCCCGGCCAAGCGGTGTATCAGGTCGGCGAATTTCGTTTTCGCTGACCATGTATTTAGCCATCTGATTTGCTGATCCGCGCTTAACGACTCCGGGAACAAGCAGTGGGTCTTTGCCTTCTTTCAGACGGAGTTTATTTGCCTCCAGGGTATGTTTTACGCGCTGACGGCCTACAACTACGCAGGTGAGCCCCGTTTCAGGGTCTTTCCAGACGATGATAGGTTCCAGTACACCCAGCTCTTTTATGTTCAGAACCATTCCTTCGTCGATAGGAAGGTGGACCCGTTCATCGTAAAGTGGGTGAGTTTTGTCGGTAACCAGATGCAGGCTTTCAGGTTCGAACGTTAAAACGTTCGTTTTGCCGCTGGCGCCGTATACAAGCTTTGAGTCTTTAGCCATCAGAGAGCCTCCACGTTACGGAAGCTGGTGGGGCAAATTGCTTTCAAATCGCGCATTGCTTCGAGGACATGCAGATTTATGCGCTTCTTGGTATATCGCTCAGTAATACGATCACACTCCTTCGCCCAGGATTTGACCTCTGCGAGAAGGGCGTCACGTTCGGTGCGCGTCTGGCGTAGAGCTACATTCGAAACATCGAGGACGGTAGCCAGTTCCCTGATGATTGCTGACTGTTCTGGTGGCATAGTTTTGGCTATTTCGTACGCCTGTTTAATCAGTTGTTTTGCTGTCTTAGCCATCTTTTGTTCTCCATCTGACGCGCTGCAACGCGTAAATTTAGGGTGCAGCAACCCAACCCATGAGAATGGGGTAATTGCTGCTGTTCTAATCAGGCTGCTGGTTTTTGTTCTTCGGGCTCTTTGTAGGCGAGCAGATCACAAAGCTGGTTAATTACTTTACAGAACTGGAACATGTCCGTACCTGCCTGGTGACGCCAGCGGTAGGCTTTGTCGTCATCATCAGAATAATCATTATCCTTGGTATCGATCCGCCGGAAATGGAACTTATCTGTAAGCAGAAAAGAGACGCCGCAGCCTCTTAATTCCATGTTATCTACGATAAAACCTGTGTTCAGGCTCTCCAGAATTTCACTGGTAACGGAAGTGTGTTCCGCAGAGTAGCGAATAACTTCTTTCTGTTCTGCCAGGCGGGATAGCTGGACATAATCACCGACCTCAAACCCGGCAAAGGCTGATTCTTCACCGTCCAGATGGTTTTTAAGGCGCGTTGTCAGGCCGTTTTTGATATCACTGATGTTGATCGTGACTGTTTTTACTGAGCCAATAACTTTAACCAGCATCGCCCCGACTAAATTGGCAATATTTTTATTGGCGGAATTAATGATCAGAAGATTTTCTTCAGTGTTATACAAGACCAGGATCAGAGACGACTTGATGAATGCCTGTTTGCAGAGCTGAACCTTAGCATCCTGGATAATGTTGTTACGGTCAGCGCGCTTTAGTTTCTGACCACATGCATTTTCAATGCGCTGGATACGCTCATTTGCTTCTTTCATCACGACGTGCTGGGGGATTATTTTCTCATCGCGGCGAATCACGATTGCATAACCGCCAGTAATTGGCGTAACCAGCTCGCCGGTAATCGGATTAGGGACGAAGGAAGCCCGCGCAAACTCCGTTTCTGTAAGTTCAGAGTAGGGCAATTCCTGCAGGTTCCCTTCAACCGCTTCAATGCTGGGCAAAGTAGCCCGATAGACAATGGCGTTACGTAACTTTGATAATTTCATTTCTGTGTCCTCTGCAAAGGATTAGTTAGTTATCTCCACACAACGGAAAGAGCACTGAAGCACTGGAAACTCACTTGACTAACACAGTGCTTTTTCCTGTTGTGTGCCGGGCTTCCACCGGCTCCCATCTGTTTTTAAAGCCACTCAGATATCGTCTGGGCTGCGTCGTCTCTTCCGGCTGTCATTCGGGTTGAACTCGCCCGAAACGAGATTGAAGGGTTATAGCCCCTTACGGCATTCACGCCCTATCACGTGTGTCGCGTATGCCACGCCAGCACCTAACGAGTTTTAACGACCTTTGCCGTTTGCATCATCTTGTCGCCGCTGTTATCGATGCGGAACCGCCACTGTCCAGGACATTTAAAAGGACCGTCTCCAAGTGGTAACTCTTCCAGTCCCGATAAACCTCCTCAGTAGAAGGGGCTTATCGGGAATGAATGTTGTGACACCAGATCGCTAATCTGCTTACTTCCCGCCGCTCTGTTTTGGTATTGGCAACCAGTTGCTGTTGCTCAGTCGATTTCCGGGTCTTTGCGTCGACCGGCGCTGCAGTACGCTTGTACACGTCACAACTGGAAGCGCACTCCTTCAGTTACAAACCGATCCCCACCGGAAAGAAGGGGAATGCGCTTCCATGTTGTGTTAAGGGAGGTGCCAATCTTGAATGAGAGGAGTATCACCAATAGTAATTAAATGGTCAGCACTTGTGGTGATAAAAATATTACGCAAAGTAATAAAGCGATGATTTATAGAGAGAAAAATATTACTGATGGAATGTTAAAAAGGAGCCGAGCGGCTCCTTAGGAAAAAATTTCTTCAGGCCATTGGGCCTTAACGACCTTACCGATTATCCGACAATGCTCACTGCATTCAATAGCTTGATATCTAGGATTAGGGTTTAACGGCTCAAGCCAGGGTTTTCCATCTTCCCATATGAAGCGTTTAAAAGTTACTTCTGAGTCGTTATAAATACCGGCAACGCAGAAATCACCAGCCTCAACATCCTGTTCAGGATCGACCAAAATCAACATACCCTCAGGGAAACTTGGCTTCACTCCTGGTGGGGCAGTCATGGAATGTCCAGATACTTCCAGCCAAAATGAGGAGGAGCTGGCTTTTACGGTGGTTGATACCCAGTCTTTTGCGTCTTTTGCCATGTAGCAGTTTACGGCAGAGAATGAACCAGCCTGAACTTCAGTTAATAGCGGGTATTCAAAAACTGCAGAATGGCTTCTCCCATTGGCAATAGCTTCAAACATGGCGGCAATTTCAGCTGCCAGCGTTGGACTAAAGTCATCAACCTTTACACCAAGTATCTTCGCAAACTGCGCCGCGTGCGTTGCGTTGATCGCATTTGCTCCATTTAGTAGCTGCGCCACCCCACTTTGACCCATACCCATCTGCTCGGCCAGGGTTTCCTGGGAAAGCCCGAGTGTTTTTTTCTTGGCTTCAAATATTGCCTTCAGCCTTGCGGCATCAGCCAACTGTTCTGCGGTCAATGGTTTCTTTTTCATCATCATAATTTATCACCGCAAGGAATAATCACCAATCACCACTAGTGTTGACATATTTATTACTAACAGTGATACTTCTGTGATGTTTACCATGAGGAAAGCCAATGAAGACCATTCCACTCAAGGATTATGTGCTTGCTAATGGCCAGGCAAAAACTGCGGAAGCTTTGGGGGTTTATCAAAGCGCCATCAGTAAAGCCATAAAGCAAAAACGCCGGGTCAATGTCCTGATTCTGGAGGACGGGAAAATTGAAGCTGAAGAAGTTCGTCCTTTTCCAAGCAAAAGCAGGCCAGAAGATCCGGGGGCTGTAGTTGAAGGCTAACTAATTAATTCAGCAGATGTAACTACAAATCGAATTTTAAAGGGGTAGGTGTGACAAAAAAAATTCAATCAGAGGTGATAAAGCGTTTGCAAGCGCTCAACCCTGAAACGGTAAGGCTGGATGAAATGAATCGAGTAGTGACTCTGATCGGGTGGACCTTATCAGAAAAACTTCCAGACACCTATAGCGATGAGAACAAAGGCAAGGATATCGAACACGACTCCGATTCGCTTGGGATTTCTCGGGTAACCAGAAATGGTTGCTGTAACCCGACCGAGGCCGTCGTACTGGAGCATTTCCTGGTAGGGGTGGTTAATCCACTCACCAATGCCCCAAAAAAAGACGCCAAGGGAAACCAGTGCTGTAGGGCCAGGAGGATAGGCAGAAAGAACTCCAGTACCGTTCAGCAGAAAAACGAATGCACCAGCGACAATCAAAACTTTGTACCAGTAGTCCAGAGTCAATTTAGACAATGGGTTATTCATTTAATACACCGGCTGTTCCGTGGGCTAAGAAAGTGATTTTAAGCGAAGGGTTATCAACATGGTAGAACAAAAGCAAAGTTTGAAAGATGTAGTCAAGGCTATGTGTAAGTCCATTCATGGTGGACGTGAGGCTATGGCTGGCGCCCTAGGCATGACCTTAACGCAGTTCAATAACAACCTTTACGAGAAAAACGGCTGTCGTTTCTTCGAAGTCAGCGAGCTGGAAGCGATGGAAGACATTTCCAACACGTCGTTACTGGCTGATTACCACGCTCGCCGCCGTGGTGCCCTGCTGGTGGATGTTCCGCACCTGGAAGAGCTGGATCGCGTGGACTTGTTCAGCCGGGCAATGCGTACCTCTTCCGCCAGGGGACAGGTTGATCAGATTATCGAACAGGCTCTTGAAGATGGCGTTATTGAAAGGCATGAGGCCGAAGAAATCATGGTACATCACCGCCGCCACCTGGCAGCGCGGGAAGAAGAGATTGCCGCAATTATCACGTTATTTTCACGCAAAAAGAAGTGACGCCAGCGAGTTGCAGCTCCTGGCGTCGTGGCGTGTCGTTATCAGTGGAGATTACTAACGCATGAACAGTTTATCAACACAATACCGCAGGTCGCAACTTGTAGCGCGGCCAGTACCTGGTGGAGCAGGACCGGTGCAGTTCGTGTATGGGGTAAGAGTACCAGGCGGGTTCGAGCCTGTCTGCTACCAGTTTGCTCAGTGGGTGGTAGGGGACTTCAACGGCCAGGCGGAGAAAGTATGCGAGAGCTCAACCGATGGTTCAGAGATCACTACGGCGTCCCGGTCAGGGTCATACGCTGGGAGCCCCAGACACAGCGCGTTATATACCTGCGTAAAGGGTACGAGCATGAATGCTTTAGCCCCCTCGAGCAGTTCAGACGAAAATTCAGGGAAATAGAGGGGTCTTATGAGCCTGTTAATGCCATCAAGGCCGATAGTCATCAATCCTGACCTTGCGTACAGCATAGGCCTGAATGAAGCCATTGCGCTGCAGCAGCTTAACTACTGGCTGCAGGAGACTAATTCAGGGCTGGAGCGTGACGGCGTACGCTGGATCTACAACACAACAGAGCAATGGCTGGAGCAATTCCCGTTCTGGTCTGAATCCACTCTGAAGCGCACCTTCACCCGGCTGAAGAGCCTGGGCGTGCTTAAAGTTGAGCAGCTGAACAAGTCTCAGCGCGATATGACGAACTACTACACGATCAACTACGAGAGCGAGCTTTTAGATGAGGTCAAGGTGACCAAATCGAAGAAGTCAAAATGCGCCGTTCCATCAGGTCAAAATGACACGATGGAAGAGGTCATTGTGAAACGCTCCACCGGGTCAAAACGAACCGCTGTCATCAGGTCAAATTGGCACGATGATCTTACAGAGAATACAACAGAGAGTACTACAGAGATTACAGGTAAAGACTCTTGTCCGGTTGCGCCGCAACCAGACCAGACCGATCCGGCAGATCTCGTTCTGGATCATTTCAATCGGGTAACCAACTCCACCTATGGCAGGGGGGGACGAACCAAAACGACGCTGGGTTATATCCGGGGACGCCTGGCCGAAGATTACAGCCCTGAAGACCTGATGCTGGTGGTTGACTACCTGAACGCGAAATGGGCTCAGGATCCGAAGATGAGCGATTACCTGCGGCCCAAAACGCTGTTTGCTCCCGAGAACTGCGTCGAGTATTTCGACAAGGCCAAAAAATGGGAGGCCGCCGGACGCCCAGCCTGGACTGGCGGCAAGTGGGTTAAGCAGGATGATAGTTTCAAATCCAGTTTCGCCAATGTGGTTTATACAGTGCCGGCGGGGTTCCGCTCATGAGTAAGCCATTTCTGAAATGGGCTGGTGGAAAGTATACCCAGCTGGCTGACCTGTTCGTGCATATCCCGGCAGGGAAACGCCTGATAGAGCCATTCGTTGGGGGTGGGTCGGTATTCCTGAACAGCGAAAAGCACGCAGATTACCTGCTGGCGGACGTTAATCCGGACCTGATTAATCTGTATCAGATGTTAGCGGTGGTGCCGGATGAAGTGGAATTGAAGGCCCGCTGGATGTTCGAGCACATGCGGTCACCAGATGGCTATGAGCTGATCCGTTCCGAGTTCAACGCTCAGACGCTGGATGCTACTGAACGCGCAGCTGCATTCCTGTATCTCAACCGGCATTGCTTCAATGGCCTGATGCGCTACAACCAGGCGAACAAGTTCAATGTGGGCTGGGGAGGCTACAAGGCTCCGTATTACCCGATGGATGAGATGAAAGCCTTCGCGGCTATGGCGCATAACTGCGTATTCATGACCGCTGACTACCGCCGAACTATCAGCCTGGCCGGGAAAGGGGATGTGGTTTACTGCGATCCGCCTTACGAACCGATGCCGGGAACAACCGGATTCACCGCCTACGTCGCTGGTGGTTTTAGCTGGGAGAACCAGGTAGACCTGGCGAAGCAATGTGTATCTGCCTTTCACCGTGGGGCTCGGGTAGTGATTTCTAACTCATCTGCACCGAAGGTTCTCGACCTGTACCGGGAGCATGGTTTTAACCTGCAATTCATCAAAGCGCGCCGTTCGATCTCCTGCAAAAGCAGTACGCGGGAAGTCGCAAAAGACGTTGTCGCGATCCTTTAAGGGGGCTAAATGAAACTGACTTTACCATTTCCACCGAGCGTAAATAGTTACTGGCGCGCCCCGAGCAAGGGACCGCTGAAAGGCAGGCATCTGGTAAGCGAGACAGGGCGCAAGTTCCAGCAGGCAGCGAGAGCGGCGATTATTGAGCAACTGCGGGCCGTTCCCCGGCCATCCTCTGATCTGGCCGAGGTTCACATAGTGTTGTATCCGCCGGATCAGCGCCGTCGGGATATCGATAACTACAACAAAGCGCTGTTCGATGCCCTGACTCTAACCGGCGTCTGGGAAGACGACAGTCAGGTTAAGCGCATGCTGGTGGAGTGGGGGAACATCGTGAAGAAAGGGAAAGTAGAAATCACCATCCGACGTTTTCGTGCAGCTGCCTGACGTGGAGATGATATGAGAGCACTACTAACCCCTGAGATTGCACCACGCATGGGCGTTGTTCTTCTTCGCCCAGGTGCTGATCTCATGCCGATGTTCAGGAGAGGGCGGGTACTGATTGAGCCTGCACCGGAAAAATACAGCGACTACGCAACCGGCGCCATCCCTCCCGCCACGCAACCACTGGCAGAAGACCCGGTTTTGAAGCCAGTCTTCGAAAACAAAGACGTCATTCTGCGTGCGGGTGGTATTAGCTCGCTGGAGGCCGAGCTGGAGCGTCGTTTTGAATGCCAGTATCCGCACGGCTCGTGGCACAGCGAAAATTTTACGCTGTTCCGGCATGAGCCTGGCAGCATCCGCCTTTGCTGGGCCTGCGATAACCTGGTGCGTGATCAGTACACAGAGACGCTGGCAGGCATTGCGCGTGAGAACCTGGTATCCTGGCTGATAACGGTCATCCGCTCACAGCTGGGGTTCAACGAAGACCATCAACTGACGATCCCCGAGTTGTGCTGGTGGCTGGTGATAAACAATCTGGCACACGTCATCCCTGAATCGCTGGCCCGGAAAGCCCTGCGATTGCCGGAAATACAGCATAAGCCGGTGATGAAGGAGAGCGATATTGTGCCGGAGCCAGCGGCGAGCGAAGTGGTGCAGAAAAAGATTCTTGGTCTTCGCGTAGATCCTGAAACGCCGGAATCATTCATGCTGCGACCAAAGCGCCGCCGCTGGGTAAACGAGAGCTGGACGCGCTGGGTTAAGTCTCAGCAGTGTGTCTGCTGTAACAAACAAGCAGATGATCCCCATCACCTGATAGGCCACGGACAAGGTGGAATGGGAACAAAAGCGCATGACCTGTTTGTGTTGCCGCTTTGCAGAGCGCATCACGACGAGTTGCACGCTTCTATCGTGGCATTTGAGGAGAAGCACGGCTCACAGCTGGAGCTGCTGTTTCGATTTCTGGATCGTTCGCTGGCAATTGGCGTGCTGGCATAGTGGAGAACGCATAATGATTAACCCGTCCGAGGTTGGAAAAGCTGGTGAAATGGTCAGGCTGAAAACGCTGGAGGCCATATGGATTCAAGGGAAGCTGCGCATGTGGGGCCGCTGGTCTTACATCGGCGGCGGTAGTGGCGGCAATATGTTTAACCAGTTACTGGCTTCCGGGAAAGTCACTAAAACAGCCATCAACGAAGCATTACGCCGGATGAAGAAGTCCGGCATCTCGAAGCCAGAGCTTGAGGCGTTTTTTCGTGAAATACTCGCGGGGAAAAACAAAAGCGGCCTGGCCTTCTGTACAGACGATGAAGGACTGCTGATTGATAAGGTACTGGGGGCAGTCCTCATTACGGGTGGTCACAAAGAGCTATACCACCTGCTGGTGGAGCATTACCGGTTACGGAAGAGCAAACGCCGCATAGCGGAAGAGCTTTATGAAAAGCATCCAGAGTGGTGTTTTATGACCTGCAGGCGAAGAGTTGATGCATGGATAAGTTTAGCAGAATCGATGCTATACGCACCAATGTGTGACGCATTCGGCACAAATGGCGACAGATTTTACTTGCAAAGTGAGCCAGAAACTGCTTGAATTGTGATAGGCTCGGGACGTTAAAGCGAACTGAGCAACAGAACAAAAAACCCGTCTTAGTGCGGGTTTTTTATTTGTGATCACTTTATTTTTTGTATTGCTAAGTTATTGTATAAGCGAGAACTAAAAATCTAAGTGGTGACGATGTGCTTTCAAACAATGAACGCTGGGTTTCTTTTTTTGACTTTGCTTTGACGCCTACACACGCAGCTGCGCCAAGTATTTCTATTACGGATATACTTACAAGGCTTAATCTGCTGGTGAATTCCGGAAATGCCGTGAAGCTGTACAATAATGGCAATAGGGCGCTTAGGATTTCAGAAATGAAGTATGTTGCTGGAGCAGCCCAAGGTACCATGCTAATTCAACTCTGTGACAAGAATGGTTCTGATCCTGTTTTTGGTGAGTTGACAACAGGTAACCTAAGGGTGGAACCCAAGCTTGCAGGGGAAGGCATCGCAGTGTCTTGCCATATTGTGATTTCCACTGCTGTTGAGCCTCATTCAGCTGACCATTACAAAACGCTTGTAGAATCCGTTCCGGGTATAAGTAAATCTGTTCTTGAACCATTTTTAAACGCAATGCTCAAAGAGGCGTTTACTGGTTGTGAGTTCAGAAACCCCGCAACGAAGGCCATGTGCCAACATAGGCCAAAGCTAGATATATATTCTCACGGCTCACAGACATTGATGGATGCCTTAAAAGGGGCGAAACTTCATAATGTCAAGCTTGTGAGCACAAGAAGGAAAGGTGGGTTGGATCAAACAGCGTACACTGAACTCTCAGAAAGGTCAGTCCGGTATAAAATCATTAAGCAACCGCCGTTAAAAGACAAAGAAAGATTATTAGAGATTTTGCGAAGGAAAGGTCAGCAATCAGGATACTCTAAAGTATCAATCAGTTACTCTAAAGACGGTAAACAAGCCAGCTTGGATCTGGACCGTAACGAGGACGCAGCAACTAAACTATTCACTAAAAGTGAGAAAATCATATTAGGCAATTTAATCAACCAATGTGAGAGCAGAGTGCATCTTCAGCTGGAAACAAAGATGATTGGGTTGCTTTAAAGGGAGTTTCAGATGAAACTTTTTTCGCCGCTAAGCTATCTCCTTATCAAGCATGAGGAAAAGAAATGGTATGATTTCAGGGTACCATGTGCGGTGTCATTTGTTGTAACGGTTGTATATCATTACCATGCTAACAAAATTGCTCTAATAGCAACCAATGGCCTTCTTCTTCAAGTTAATGGTTTGCTTCAGGTTCTGATAGGTTTTTACATAGCTGCGTTGGCAGCTGTGGCAACCTTTTCAAGCCCATCTATTGATGAAGTAATGGCTGGTGATCCCCCGACCTTAGTGGAAACATTTCGCGGTCAAAAAATCACAGTGGAGTTAACCCGCAGGCGCTTTGTGTGTTACCTATTTGGATACCTTGCTCTTGTAAGCTTCATGCTTTTCTGTCTAGGAATGGTTTCAATATTGGTTGGTAAGCCGTTCCATTTATGGTTACTAACATTTTTGTCTGCAGAAGTAATCATATGGCTGAAAACTATCTTCGTAGGAGCGTATTTGTTCATATTAATGAATATCATAACTACGACTCTGCTTGGTCTCTACTTTCTTGCTGTGAGATTTCATCAGTCATAAGTTAATTTACCAATCATTATGAGGCTGCCTAAGGGCGGCCTTTTTCGTTTCAGGCTCACGGGAATCATCTTCGATACGGCTCGTTGTTAAATCAGCCCGATGGGCCTGTTTCTATTTCCCCTCATTTCTGAGAGGACTCACAGCAATAAGAGGGGGCTAAATGTCCGATCCTGTTTCTGGCACTACTGTGGCTGCCGGTGGCCTGATGGGGGCCAGTATGTTCGGCCTTGCAACTGGCATTGATTATGGCGTGGTATTTGGTGCGTTCGCTGGGGCAGTGTTCTATGTCGCTACGGCGGTAAACATCAGCCGCCTAAAGCTGGTGGGCTACTTCATAACTTCATTCATCTTCGGTGTGATTGGTGCTCCTCTGCTGGGGTCTTACTTCTCAAAGTGGACGGGGTACAGTGATAGGCCGCTTGATGCACTCGGTGCTGTAATCGTTGCAGCCATCGCCATTAAATTGCTGACGTTCGTTAACAGTCAGGATCTGGGTAGCCTGTTTGGGATTCTCTCTCGCTTACGTGGAGGAGGGACAAGCAATGGTAACAAGTGATCCGAGCGCAATCGTCAATGCGGTGATATGCGCTGTAATTGTTGGGGCGTTGATGTTCTACCGGCGCGACGGGTCAAGACACCGCCCCATGATATCGCTGATGGCTTACTTCACTGTGCTGGTTTATGCCAGCATCCCTTTCCGTTTCCTGTTTGGCTTGTACGAGTCATCCCACTGGCTGGTGGTACTGGCAAACATTCTTATCTGCGGCGCGGTTCTCTGGTTCAGGGGGAATATAGCGCGTCTGGTTGATGCACTGAGGCACTAATGAATAAATCACAATTTCAAAAGGCGGCTGGCATCAGCGCCGGGTTAGCTGCGCGCTGGTTTCCGCATATTACAGCCGCGATGAAAGAGTTTGGAATCACTGCTCCACTCGATCAGGCAATGTTCATCGCCCAGATGGGGCATGAGTCCGGAGGCTTTACCCGGCTGGTGGAAAATCTGAACTATGCAGCAGATAGCCTTGTGCCTACGTTCGGTAAACACCGTATCACCGCCCAGCAGGCCGCCGCACTCGGCAGAACGGCAACGCAGCCAGCTAATCAGCGAGCAATCGCGAATCTGGTGTATGGGGGCGAGTGGGGAAAAAAGAATCTCGGTAATCAGGTTGCCGGTGATGGCTGGAAATATCGCGGTCGCGGTCTGAAACAAGTCACGGGCCTGAGCAACTATCGCAGCTGCGGACTGGCGCTGAAGCTTGAACTTGTCACCCAGCCTGAGCTGCTGGAGCGAGATGATTACGCAGCGCGTTCAGCCGCATGGTTTTATGTTTCCCACGGTTGCCTGCTTCATTCCGGCGACGTGGAGCGTGTAACGCTGCTTATTAACGGTGGTCGAAACGGTCTGGATAAACGCCGAGCGCTGTTTAACCTGGCTAAATCTGTACTGGTATGAGGTCACTATGGGCATTGAAATGATTATTGGTCTGGCAACTGCTTTGCTGGCGGTTATCGCTGGCGCGTTCGGTATTGGCCACGCTCGCGGGACCAGTAAGGCAGAAGCCAAAGCCGATCAGCAGCGTTCCGAAGAGAATGCCGCCGCTGCCGTCGCCGCAGCAGAACGTAAGGCAGAAGTCACGAAGGAGGCAAGCGATGTACAGCAAACCGTTAGCCATATGCCTGATGACGATGTTGATCGGGAGCTGCGCGAAAAGTTTACCCGCCCCGGTAGTCGTTGATACGGCCTGCAGCTGGGTACGGATCATCTACCTTACTGACCATGATATCGACGTGCTGGATAAGCAGACCAAGCGCGACATTCTGGCGCACAACAAAGCAGTGCTGGTGAACTGCCCGCAACAAACCGGCAAGGCTACTAATAGCTAATAAAAACTGTTGCATCAACACAGCATGAGCATTATATCAGGGAAGACGACACAGTAAGGAGTGCTGCAAGATGAACTTAATGATGGGTGTATTCGGTTCCAGCAACAGGGGAAAAAGTGAAACGCTAATATTTCTGATAAAACTGTTTGAGCAAAGTGATCGCTATGCATCCTTTATGGCAGCAAAACCCCACCCTGGTGGAGAAAAGGATCTTATAGCTGTATTTGAGCGTGATGGACTTAAGATTGGGATATCCACTTTGGGGGATTTAGGCTCTCAGGTTGAAAAATCTACCAAAGAGTTAGCTGAGATGGGATGCAACGTGATCATCACTGCTACACGAACTCAGAAGAAAACAGTTGTTGCTTTTGAAAAGGTTGCTGAAGAGTTCAGTTTCAAAAAACTGTGGTTTGAAAAAAACAACAATATGAATGATTGTTGCAATAATTGGCCTAGTAAGCAGGAAGGGTTTGAGGCAATAAAAAGAAGCCGCTTTAATCAAAGTAATATGATGGATGCCAGTTTTATATTTAGCTACATCGACGGATTACCAGGTTGATTCGTTGGCAATAAATATCAAATACAAGTAAATACGATGCCTCGCAATAGCGGGGCTTTTTATTACCAGAAGCAGGAGAAGAAAATGTTTACCGTTAAGCAGATTATTAACAACGCCACCTCATTGTATGAGGCAAAAGAAATCACCGTTGCTCGCCCTGGCTCTGAGCAATGGCGTCAGGCTTTTGCTCTTGCTGATGAACTGGATGTTATGGCGCCTGACATCATTGAGCATATCCCGATGTCCTATGAGGACCAAGATATGACGAAACCAGTTGGCGATGAGCATCAACTAACGGTCGAGCGTACTGGAGCAAACCGGGCTGATTGCATTGCCATTATTTGTTCAGGGATTCCTTCGCCAGCTTTCCCAGACATACATGAGCTTGGTGGTGTTGGATACCAGTTTCTTTACAAAGGCGATCAGATTTACATCACCAACAGCCACGGCGCGACCATCGAAACAGTTAAGTAAGGCATTACAGGAGCCATTCTGCCGAGTGGCTTCGATAATGCTCCCCACATCGCACAGAGGTAAGACATGTCAGAGATCACCGCATCCGAGCAAATCCGCCTGGATATCATCAAGAAAGTTAACTACGACACCGCAGCGGCCAAGCTGGCCATTGACTGGGTAGGCGACAGCTATCTGAAGTCTGAGCTATTCGCAGACTCTTTTGATCGTGTTTTCACGGAAAGCGAGATTGTCTCGAAGACCCGTAAAGCGATTCAGGAAGCGACTGAGGCACTTGCCCTTTTTGATACCGGCGTAGAGCAGGCGAGCTAAGGCATTACAACAGGCATTCACTGAGTGCCTGTGATAATGCAAACAAAACCATTTTGGATGAGAAAAATTTCTGTCTTGAGGGTAAAATGCAGATTCTTGTAAATCTCGAGGAAAAACCATGCATATAACCTTTAAGGATATTCAGCAGCGACATAATGAATTGCAGGCAAAATTCAGTCATCGTAAATCTGAATTGCAAGAATCGGCGAACAAGTTAGTTTATGAATATGTTGACTCTCTATCCTTGCCATCCGAGACATGGATTGATGCCAATAAAGTACGCCGCCCATATGTCTGTGTGGGTAAAATTAACGAAAAAGGTTTGTTCCAGCAGATGCCTATTGCTGGATTTGATCTCGATAACGAGTACAGATTGAACTTCAAAATCTCGACCGTCGTTGACGACTCTGAGTATGATGGCGGCTCAGATCGCTTAGTTTCCGTATCCATGTGGAAATCCAATGGGCGATTGAATGTTGAGTTAGCTGGAGGTAAAAAATCATTCTTGGTTTCAGATCCAAGTGATAACAATGCATTCTTCGAAGTTTGTCGTGGTATCAAGGAGTTAGTAATTGCAGGTGTTACTGACCCTCGCTTAGATTGATGTAATTTATATGGCTTTTTTTCGAAATGAAGCCACCGGCATTTGCTGGTGGCTTTTTTATTGGAGTGAATATGGCGTCAAGTTCACCCTGGCATCATCTCTATAACACTAAACGGTGGTACCGGCTGCGTTATCACCAGCTTCAGAAGCAACCACTCTGCGAGTTTCACCTCAGGCGAAATCAGGTGATATCCGCAACCGTTGTTGATCACATCAAACCTCACAAGGGCGATGAAACCCTCTTCCACGACCCGGACAATCTTCAGTCACTATGCAAGCGCTGCCACGACTCGGTTAAACAACGCATGGAGAAGGGCGGAACGGTTACCGAGTTCGACAATGAAGGCAGGGTTATCTGGTAACAGGAGCACGCAATGCAAGACCTGAAGATTGAATACCAGGATGGCAAGCTGGTGGAGCTGAGCATTGATGGTGTGAGCTTTCTTTCTGCATCCTCCATCTCCTTCAGTCATACAGCAAAAGAGACGCTACCAACGCTCATCCTGACAATGTCTGTCGGTGTCGGTGAGCGCCTGGAGCCAGCCAGTCATCCCCGTGAAAACTTGCGGATCATCGAGAAATGATAGATTTTCTCATTATCAGCCCGAGAGGGTGGGGGGAGGGGTAAAACTCTGGCGGCAATCGTAAAAAGACCGCGCCCCCAGTTTTCTTTTCAAAAACGTCCAGAAAAAAAGGAAAAAAGCGATGGCACAGCGAGGCAGAAAATCTCTTGCCGCGACGACGGCTGTGTCGCTTCCGGCTCTGGCTGAAAGCAGGCTGCAGCCCTCGTTACACCTTAGCGATCCAGAGATAAACGTTTGGATCAGACTGGTTAACGATAACCCGGCCAGCTCATTTACTGAAACACATCGCGACATGATGGAAATGTACTGTCGGCATGTGGTGCAGGCGAGACTGTTAACCACTCAGATCGAGGAGTTTGAGCTGGAGTGGCTGGCTCGGGATGACGGGCTGAAGCGCTACGATAAATTGCTCACGATGCGCGAACGTGAAGTACGGTCTGCGTCTTCACTGGCAACGCGACTGCGTATCACCCGGCAGGCGACTGCTGATCCTAAAACAGTAGGACGCGCCAACAAAAATCTGCCGCGGGAGAAAAAACCCTGGGAAATTGAATAAGGCTCTTCGATGGCTAAAAAAACTCTGACAAGAGCCGAGAGGAATATCCTCTGGTGCGAAAGAAATATTTATATTCCCGAAGGTAAGTTTGTCGGCCAGCCGCTGAAAATGGCTGAGTTCATGAAGGATGACTTCAGAGCCATTTTCGACAACAAGCATGGTACACGTCGCGCAATCATCAGTCGCGGGCGAAAAAACGCCAAAACGGTGGAAACCGCCATGCTGATGTTGCTCTACCTGGTAGGGCCCGAGGCTGCACCGAACTCGCAGCTGTATTCTGCGGCACGCTCACGCGACCAGGCGGCTATTCTGTTTAACCTGGCCTCGAAGATGTGCCGGATGAACCCGGTACTAATGCAGTACGTTGCGATCAAGGATTCAGCTAAAGAAATCCACTGCCCTGAGCTGGGTTCTTATTACCGCGCACTGAGTGCCGAAGCTACCACGGCCTATGGTTTCTCGCCGCGATTTGTTGCACACGACGAACTGGGCCAGGTTCGTGGGCCGCGAGACCCGCTTTATGAAGCGCTGGAAACCGCCACCGCTGCACAGGATAACCCTATTTCGATAATCATCAGCACCCAGGCGCCCGATGCGAGCGACCTGCTTAGCCTGCTGATTGATGATGGCCTGACCGGAGCCGATCCCCGGACGGTGGTCCGGCTTCAGACCGCGCCGGAAGATATCGATCCTTTCTCTGTCGAGGCCATCAGGCTGGCAAACCCGGCCTTCGATGTGTTCATGAACCAGAAAGAAGTGCTGGATATGGCCGCCAGTGCGAAACGCCTGCCGTCTCGCCAGGCAGAGTTTGAGAACCTTGTGTTAAACCGCAGGGTTGAAGCGAAAAGCCCGTTCGTTAGCCAGAGTGTATGGCATATGAACAAGGAGGAACCCGGCGAACTTGCGGGGGCTACCGTATGGGGCGGGCTCGATCTTTCCAGCGTGTCAGACCTGACCGCACTGGTGCTGAACACCACGCAGGGCGATGTGCACTGTAAATTCTGGCTACCGGAGGAAGGGCTGGCAGATAAGGCGCGTAACGATCGTGTGCCTTATGACATATGGGCGAAGCAAGGCTGGCTAAACACGACACCAGGTAAGGCTATCGAGTATGGATTTATCGCCAGGGAGCTGCGACGCGTTTTTGATCTCTGTAACGTCAGGGCGCTGGCGTTTGACCGCTATAACATGCGCTTCCTTCGCCCGCATCTCATCGATGCTGGTTTCACCGATATGGAGCTCGAACGATTCGTAGAGTTCGGTCAGGGGTTTGTTTCCATGTCGCCTGCTCTCAGGGAGCTGGAAGCCAAACTGCTCGGTGCGCAGCTGAAGCACGGCAATCATCCGATCCTCGAAATGTGCGCCAAAAACGCCACGGTAATCACTGACCCTGCCGGTAACCGCAAGTTTGTGAAAGGTAAGTCGAGCGGACGTATCGACGGCATGGTAGCGCTGGCGATGTCTATTGGCGCGCAGACCAGTGACGAGGTAGAGGAGCAGGGTGACGTTAATGATTTCATTTACAACTTTTTGAGCGTGTAAAAATGGCAGATACCGATTACAGCATTGACCTGCGGACGCGATCGCCATTCTGGGCGCGCATGGCCTCTATCCTGACCGGCGGCCGCCTGGTGACACCCGATAAGGGCTCGCAAATGGCGGGTACGTCAGCGCACGGTGTGGTTGGTGATTCTGTTGTGACTGATGAGCGTAATATGCAAATCAGTACGGTATGGGCCTGCATCAGGTTAATCTCCACCGTAACAGCATCTTTACCACTCGATGTTTATCAGACCAAAAATGATCAGCGCACGAAAGTGGACAACAGTCACCCCCTTGCGAAACTGCTGAGATTCCGTCCCAACAACTTCATGACCGCTCTTGAGTTTCGCGAAGCAATGACTATGCAGCTATGTGCCTACGGCAACGCCTATGCACATGTTGAGCGAAACGGTGTTGGTGACGTGATTAGCATGGTTCCACTGATGAGCGCCAATATGGAAGTTCGGCTCAGCGATAACGGTAAAAATATTATCTACCGCTACCGACGGGACACTGAATACGCTGACTTTTCACAGAAAGAAATTTTTCATCTCAAAGGATTTGGCTTCAATGGTCTGACTGGTCTTTCGCCGCTGGCGTTCAGTGCGAAGTCTGCTGGTGTGGCCATAGCGATGGAAGATAACCAGCGTGAATTTTTCGCCAACGGTGCGAAGTCTCCGCAGATCCTGATGACTGACGGCAAGGTGCTGACGAAAGAGCAGCGTGGGCAGCTGGAGGAAAACTTTAAGGAGATTGCTGGTGGTCCGGTCAAAAAGCGGCTTTGGATCCTTGAGAGCGGCTTCACCACGCAACCTATCGGCGTTTCGCCTCAGGATTCAGAAATTCTGGCTGCGCGTAAATTTCAGGTCGCCGAACTGGCGCGATTTTACGGCGTGCCTCCACATCTGGTCGGCGACGTGGACAAAACCACCTCCTGGGGATCGGGGATTGAACAGCAAAACCTGGGCTTTCTCCAGTATACCCTCAAACCCTACCTTGATCGGTGGGAGTACAGCATTGAGCGCTGGCTGGTCAAAGAGTCAGAACAGGGCATCATTCACGCCGAGCATAACCTCGACGGGCTGTTGCGCGGTGATTCAACAAGCCGGGCATCATTTATGCAAATCATGGTCAATACCGGGATTCGGACCGTTAACGAGGTTCGAAGGCTCGATAACCTGCCGCCGCTGCCCGGAGGTGATGTGGCGACACGGCAGTCGCAGAACGTGCCCATTACCGATCTCGGAACAAACAAAGAGCCCCGCAATGCCGGGGCTTAATTTTTATGGGGGCTATGATGCCTGACATTCAGAAGACGCTGGCTTTCGACCAGACAGAAATCAAGTTCATCGGCGACGGCAGTAAGGGAACATTTGAAGGGTATGCCTCGGTTTTTAATAACACCGACGCCGATGGCGACATTATTTTGCCAGGTGCTTTCGCTGGTGTGATTGCTAACCAGAGTCGCAAGGTGGCCATGTTCTTTAACCACCAGACACGTGCTATCCCGGTCGGTAAATGGGATGCCATGCATGAAGATGACAAGGGGCTATTTGTCCGTGGTCAACTTACTCCAGGGCTTAGCCTGGCCGAAGACCTGAAAGCTGCCATGCAGCATGGCACGGTTGAAGGGATGTCTGTGGGGTTTTCCGTTGGGCCTGATGATTACACCGTTGGCACGTCAGGGCTCATCTTCAAAAACATCTCTTACCTGCGGGAAATTAGCGTCTGTACTTTCCCGGCTAACGAGCTCGCTGGCGTAACGGCCATGAAGAGCATCGACAGCATCAAATCTATTCGCGATGCGGAGGCCTGGCTGAGGGATTCAGTCGGGCTTTCGCGTTCTGAAGCACAGGCATTTATCGCCCGTGTTAAGTCTGCAGGCCGAAGCGAGTTCGGTAGCGACGACATTGACGCGCTGGCACAGCGCATTAACTCATTTGCCGCTAACCTGCGGACACCTTAACGGAGTAACACATGTCTGAATTATCTGTACTGGAAAAAGCTATCGAAAACTCCCAAAAAGAAGTAAAGGAGCTTATCGAAGAACAGCGTAAATCCATCAACCAGACCGGTGAAATCAACAAGCAACTGCAGATCGATCTGACGAAAGCACAGGAAGAACTGAAAGCCACCGGCACCCGCCTGTTCGATCTTGAGCAGAAACTGGCCGGAAACTCTCCTGACCAGACTGCGCAGAAGTCATTTGCTCAGCGCGTATCTGAAGACCTGATGAAGGGCTGGGACGGCTCGCGTACCAAAGCGAAAGTCACCAGTTTTGATAAAGCGATTGGTTCCGGCGCAGCGTCGGCAGGCGCCCTGGTCCAGCCGCAGCAGCTGCCGGGTATTCTTATGCCGGGTCTTCGCCGTCTGACCGTGCGTGACTTGCTGGCACAGGGGCGTATCACCAGTAACGCGCTGGAATACGTGCGCGAAAACGTGTTTACCAACGCTGCAGCACCAGTGGCAGAAGGTACCCTCAAGCCGGAAAGTAATATTACCTTCACCAAAGAAACGGCGAACGTGAAAACTATCGCCCACTGGATCCAGGCATCGCGCCAGATCATGGATGATGCCCCGGCGCTCGAGTCTTACCTCAATTCCCGCATGATGTACGGACTGGCACTGGTGGAAGAGAACCAGATGCTGAACGGGGACGGTACCGGCGATAACCTGCAGGGGCTCAACGTAGTAGCGAATGACTACGAAACCACACTCAACGCAGCCGGAGATACTGGCGCTGATGTTCTGGCACACGCCATCTATCAGGTATCGCTGAGTGAGTTCGAAGCAGACGGCATCATTCTGAACCCGGCGGACTGGCACCGTATTGCCCTGCTGAAGGACGCTAACGGCAATTACATTCTCGGTGGCCCGCAGGCGTTTGCCTCGAAAGTGCTTTGGGGGCTTCCGGTGGTGTCGACCACAGCGCAGACGGCAGGCAAATTCACCGTTGGCGCGTTTGGCCTGGCGTCGCAGGTTTGGGATCGCATGGATGCCACCATCGAGATCAGCAACCAGGACCGCGATAACTTCGTTAAAAACATGCTGACCATCCTTTGCGAAGAGCGCCTGGCGCTGGCCCACTATCGCCCGGCAGCGATTGTGACGGGTGATATTGCTGTCAGCACTGGTGCATAACAAAAGGGCGCGGCCAGCAATGGCCGCGTAAATGAGATGAAAATTAAAGCTCTCCGTATGTTCTCGCATTATCACCTGGGTACGGTATCTCAGGGGGAAATCCGCGAGGTGCATAAAGAAATCGGCGAAGTACTGGTGAAACTGCATCTGGCCGAGGCGGTTGAGCCGGAAAAGGCAACAGACTCTGGTTCTGCGGAGCCTGCTAAAGCCAAACCAGGGGGTAAAGGTGGAAATAAGCGAGGAACAGCTGGCGCAGATAAAGGCGCATCTGAAGGTTGATGGTGACGACGAAGATACGCTTATTGCTGCCTATGCTTCGGCCTCCGTCGATTATGTTGAGCGGTTTTGCGACGGTGCGCTGGTCGAAACATTAACGCCGCCAGTGGAAGGGGAAACTCAGCCCCGTGAGGTTATTTTTACTTCCGGCATCTGGGCGGCAATGCTTTTGCTGATTGGACACTGGTATGCGAACCGCGAAGCGGCAGCGCAGAACCTATCGGAAGTTCCGCTGGGCGTTGAGGCGCTGCTGATTAGGCACCGGAGGTGGAACTAATGGGCTGCTCAGGATGTGCTAAACGGCGTGAGTGGTTAAAAAAGTGGACGAAAATAGCCTATGAACGAGCAACTGGTAAACGCGCTGATAGCAGCGCTGAGAGAACAAACAACAGCACAGCGAGAGCAGACGGAAGCGATAAACCGCCTGGCTGAGTCTAACGTCGCCCTGTCCGATGTAATTATCCAGTCGCTTGCCGGCGATCTCGATGAGGCGCCAGAGCAGCAAACTTATCTGAGCGGGAAACCCAGGGGGTGATATGCAGGCCGGAAAATTGCGTCACAGGATCACCCTGCAGGAACCGGTCAAAGAACAGAACCCGACAACGGGAGCCGTAATTAATACCTGGCGCGATGTCGCAACCCTTTGGGCCGAAGTCGCTCCTTTATCCGCACGTGAGTTTATCGCCGCCCAGGCCTCTCAGGGCGAAGTTACCACCCGGATAACGATTCGTTACCGTGAGGGTGTTACCCGCAAACATCGGATCCTGTTTCGTGGCCGCATCTACAACATTGAGGGCGTTTTACCTGATCCACGGAGCGGCAGGGAATACCTGACACTGCCTTGTTCAGAGGGGGCTAACGATGGCTGATGGCGTGGAAGTAAACCTGACCGGCCTCGATTCCGTCCTGGGGAAACTGGATGCCGTCTCACAGGTCACTCGCGATAAATCCGGTCGTGCAGCGCTGCGTAAAGCGGCAAACGTCATCAGGGACAGAGCGCGCAATAATGCCGCGCGGGTTGATGATCCTCTCACCAAAGAGGCTATCTACAAAAACATTGTGGTCAGTTTCAGCAGCAAGGCATTTCGCAGAACCGGCGATCCAACGTTTCGTGTCGGGGTGATGGGCGGCGCCAGGCAATACGCCAATACAAAGGCCAACGTCCGAAAAGGCAGGGCGGGTAAAAGTTTTAACACTGCCGGAGATAAAGGTAATCCCGGCGGGGATACCTGGTACTGGCGATTCCTGGAGTTCGGCACAGAACATGCTGCAGCGAGGCCAATAATTAGGCCTGCACTGAATGGGGTCGATGCCGATGTGATTAACGTTTTTGCTTTGGAGCTGGAAAAATCCATCGATCGCGCTGTACGACGGGCGGCTAAAAAAGGAACTCCGGTATGATTGCTCCAATATTTGCAGTTTGCGCAGCCAGCCAGGCAGTCAGGGATTTGTTAGGTTCTACTCCCGTGCGGCTTTATCCGTTCGGTATGCAGGACGACAATATCGTTTATCCCTACGCAGTCTGGCAAAACGTAGATGGCTTCCCTGAAAATTATCTAAACCAGCGGCCAGATGCAGATCACTATTCTCTGCAGGTTGATGTCTATGGTGATACTGACACCGATGTGATCGCCGTTGCCCGCGCTTTGCGTGACGCAATAGAGGGCAAGGCCTATATCACCCGATGGGGTGAACAAAGCCGCGACCCTGAAACAATGCGATACCGCTATTCCTTCGATGTTGACTGGATAAAGCCCAGATAACCAACAACCCCAAACTGACCCGCCTTGTGCGGGTTTTTCTTTTATGGAGACAAAACATGTCTGTATTAACGCAAGGCACGCAGTTTTTTGTGCTCAAGTCTGGCGTGGTCAGCGAGGTTGAATGCATCACCAGTTTCAACCCCGGCGGGAACCCTGCCGATCAGATTGAAGATACCTGTCTGAGTGAGCGGGATTCCAGAACCTACAAAAAGGGGCTTAAAACGCCTGCGGCCGCAACCGTCGGGCTTAACGCTGATCCGACGAACGCCAGCCACATTATGTTGCATGGCCTCGCTGAAGCGAATGACCAGACGCCGTTAACTTTTGCGGTTGGCTGGTCAGATGGAACCAGTGTCCCGACAGCCGCCGCTCCTGGCGCTGAGGATGCTGTTGATGGCCTGGTGCTGCCATCGGATCGCACCTGGTTCATTTTCCAGGGTTACGTTTCTGACTTCCCGTTTGATTTTCAGGGTAACGCTGTTGTGACGACCTCCGCCACGATCCAGCGGTCTGGCTCTTCCGTATGGGTGCCTAAGGCCGCAGCGTAATTAATATGCCCGGTTATCCGGGCTTTTCTATTCAGGAGCTGAAATGCAACTTACTCTCGATACGTTAAAAGAAACCGGTGCCTTTACCGGGCGTCCCGTGGAAAAAGAAATTAAGTGGAAAGGCCGTGACGGGAAAGAGCATATCGCAACCGTCTATGTGCGCCCGATGGGCTACCACACCACTAAAGCTGAACTGCTGGCATACAACGGAAAATCTGATCCGGTGGCTGGGCGTATTGCTGCCCATATTTGCGATGAGGAAGGGAAGCAAATCTTTACTGAGGCAGACATTCTCGGAACTGCATCTGAAGACCGTGGCGCGCTCGATGGGCCAATCGTTATTGCTTTGCTGGCCGTCATCCAGGAAGTCAACGATCTGGGAAAGACTACGAACTCACAGGAGAAGACGAGTTCTGGTGTGAGTTAGTCATGAACGGCATCGGCGGCCGCACCATCGCAGAGGCTCAGGAGCGGATGAGCCGTAGAGAATTTCTGGTTTGGCTCAAATACCGTGAAAAGTATGGTCCGCTCAACATCATGATGCGTACCGAGTGGGGAGCTTCGCTGGTGGCCTCTGTGCTGGCGAACATCAATAGGTCAAAGAACTCGCCGCCGTTCAAGGTGAGTGATTTTGCACCGCACATCAACGAAGCGCCATTATCTCTGGAAGATGCTATGAAAAGTTGGCATTAATAATTGTAAAATACAATTCAGCATCACTATGATCATAAGATCATTAACTACATGGATAGGGGTATGAAAAAGATAATTTTAGCTTTATTTCTTGGTGCTTCGTCTATAGCTATCACAGCTTGCGCGCCATCAGAACAGAAAATTGACTACAACCAGAAGTCAATGGTGTTGTCCCTTGGTATGACAAAAAATGATGTTATGCAGATCATGGGAGCACCGCGACGGACGGATGTAAACGCAGAACGTGAGCGCTGGATCTATTGGAATAAGACACGGTATGCCTACACAATTGTAGACAATGAACAGTTAGCCAATGATCGTTTGGTCGTTACTTTTGTAAACGGGAAAGTAACCAAATGGGGGCAGCAAACGCTGACTGATGATCTCATGGAGTCATCACAAAAAACTGCCCAAACCTATGCTGAGGCATTTAAAAAGTAGCCTTTCAAATTAATGATGAACCTCGCTGCGGCGGGGTTTTTTATTGCCTGGAGAAAACGCAATGGCTGGCAAGTCACTCGGTACGTTAACAATTGACCTGATTGCCAAAGTAGGTGGATTTGTTCAGGGCATGGGCAAAGCCGAAAGAGCTTCCCAGAAGTGGAGTGACCAGGTAAAAAAAGACGCCAAAGAGGTAAGTTCAGCAATCATCGCAGTTGGGGCAGCTGCAGCCACAGCAGCAGTTGGAATAGGGGCTGCTGGGTTATCCATTGTTAAAAATACAGCTCAACAGGTAACTGAGGCCGACCGCTGGGCTAAATCCTTAAAAATGTCCACGCATGATTTATTGTCATGGCAATACGCAGCGGAACAGGCTGGTTTAACTGGCGATAACATTGCAGATATTTTTAAAGACATTAATGATAAAGTTGGTGATGCTGTTTTAAATAAATCAGGAGAGGCGGCTCAAGCACTCGATACTCTTGGCCTCTCTGCTAAAAAACTTTCCGAGCAATCTCCTGATAAGCAACTTATGGCTATCAGTGAAGCATTGCAGAAAATACCGAGTCAGGCTGGTAAAACTAATATTCTTGAAAGCCTCGGTAATGACTTATCAAAAATGCTTCCATTGTTCGAGAACAACAATGAGAAGTTAAAGCAATTTATTCAATTATCAAAAGATTTTGGTATTGCCCCGCCACAAGAGGATATTGACAACCTCGTCAAAGTAAACCAGTTCTTTCAGGATATTGAGGCTAGCGCTCGTGGCCTGAAGATGGAAATAGCCTCCGGGCTGGCTAAAGTGGATCTTACGCCATTACAGTCTGGACTTGATGATATTCGTGACGTCTTCACCGATCCCGCTGTTCTTCAGGGGCTATCAGACCTGGTTGGTGAAGCCATAAGCCTTGCCGGGGTTGTGGGGCGTATTGCTGGTGGTCTGGGGGCTATTGCAACTTATACCCGCTCTCGTATCGGTGCTGTATCTGGTAATTATAACGCTGCTGATGAAAGTGATATTGCACAGCGCATTGAATTCCTTAACAAACGAGGGAATCAAAGTAAGGAACAAAAAGACGAATTAGAATTTTTAACTAAACGTCTTCAATTTCTTCGCGCGATAAAGTCAAGCATGACTCCAGAACAGATAGATAAAGGAGCGAAAGGGCTCACGTCTTTACTTTCTGACCTTGGCATAGATACACCAAAATCGGATGATTACTCTTTAGGAAAAGGTGATTCTAATCAGAAGCAGCCAAAAGCCAAAAAAAATGCTACTGATAATGCATTTAAGAGTCGTCTTCTTGATTTACAGAAGCAAGCTGCACTAATAGAAACAACTGGCAAAAAAACAGCTAAAGTTACTGAGCTTGAAAAAATAAACTTTGATATATCTAGTGGAAACCTTAAAAAACTATCAGAGTCACAGAAAGAGCAACTTCGTACTGCTGCAAAAGTTCTTGATGCAAGAAAAGAAGAGCTTCGCACAAACAAGGAGAATGCTAAGCTTGCAGAATATGTGTCAGGTTTAAATAAACAGAATAAGCTTGTTAAACAGGGTTATGATAATGAATTATCCGGTCTTTCATTCGGAGGGAAAGACCGCGAAAGAATGCGTGAAATAAACAGCATTCAGCAGGATTATGAAACTCGACAAGAGGAGCTTTTAAATCAATTTCAAGCTGGCGACATTGAAGAAAGCTTATATGAAAAAAAGAAAACCGCCTTAAAAAAAGCTCTTGAAGAAAGATTGCAGATCCAAAAGGATTATTACCATGAGTCAGATGACCTAAGAAATGATTGGCAATCTGGTATTTCTAGTGCTCTAGCTGATTTTGCTGATAGCTCAACTGATTATTACCAACAAGCAGCGGACGCAATGACATCAATCTTAGGGGCTGCTACGGACTCAGTTTCAGAACATTTATATGATGTTGTAAGCGGAACTGAATCGATGGGGGAGGCAATAAAGGGAGTATTTGCAGACCTTGGCCAGGCAGTGATTAAAGCTCTGGTTGATATGGCTGCTCAATGGATTGTGTATCAAGGTGTTCAGATGCTGGTAAACAAAACAGCCCAAGCCTCTGCGATTCCTGCAATGATTGCTAACGCGCAAGCAACCGCATTGCAGGCTCAACTTGCCGCTTTTGCATCAACGGCTGCAATCCCAATAGTTGGACCTGGATTAGCTCCAGCTGCAATGGCTGCAGCGGCTGCGGTCACTGAGCCTATGGTTGCAGCTATTTCTGCTGCTTCCCTTTCAGGTATGGCTCATGATGGTGTTGATTCAGTTCCTGAAACTGGAACCTGGTTGCTTCAAAAAGGAGAGCGTGTCACAACGGCGAAAACCAGCGCGAAACTGGATGCCACTCTGGATCGAGTAGCAAACCAGTCAACTGGTGGAGGGGCTATTTACGCACCCACAATTAATATCCCCATTAATGGTAACCCTTCAGATGCAACGTTGGCGCTGGTCCGTAAAGCTGCAGATGAGGGGGCAGAAAGGGGATACCGGAAGGCGGTTAATTCAGTCGTAAGCGGTCAGGGTGATTTGCATAAGGCCTTGATGGGGAAAACTACCTCGGGGAGGAAAATTAGCTAATGGCTATCACCACAACGCTTTATTACCCCTCCGCTTACCTGCCTGGACCGCTTAAAGAGAGTTTTGGTTTAACTCCTGTATCTCCTCTGAAACGGACTCAGATGGTAACTGGCCGGGCACGACAGCGGCGTGCCTATACTTCGACACCAACCCAAACAGATCTGGCCTGGATTTTTTCTGACGCCCAGGCCCAGGCCTTTGAGGCGTGGTTTCGGGATGAGTTATCAGATGGGGCTGCGTGGTTCAACATACCGTTATTAACGCCTGTAGGGCTGAAAAATTACGTGTGTCGTTTCACGGATATTTATAAAGGCCCCACGCCAGAAGGCGGACTTTACTGGAGATATACCGCGCCAGTAGAACTCTGGGAGCGCCCATTGCCGCCGTCTGGATGGGGGCATTACCCGGAATGGATCGTCGGCAGCTCACTGCTGGATATTGCGCTGAATAAGGAGTGGCCGAAGCATGACGCAGATTAAACGCCTCTACGCCAGCAGCGGACCGGAGGTGATCATTGAAACGCTGCAGATCACCATTGGCTCTGATGTTCACTACCTTTGCCAGGGTTACGACAACATCACGGCAACGACGGAGAACGGCGATACCGTAACGTTTTCAGCCTGTGCGATAGACATTGCGCTGCCGGCGCGCAATGCGGACGGCACGCAGGACCTCAAATTTGCCTTGTGCAATATCGATGGTGTTGTGTCCACGGCGATCCGCAATGCGCTGGCTAACCGTCTGTCTGCATTTCTGACGTACCGGCGTTATATCTCCACGGATTTAGCGGCCCCTGCGGAAGTGCCGTATACGCTGAAAATCAAGTCGGGCTCCTGGACGGCGACAGAGGTGCAGATTATCGCGGGTTATATGAATATCCTTGATACCGCCTGGCCGCGTTACCGCTACACGCTACCTGTATTCCCCGGACTGCGTTATATCAGCTAAGGAATCCCAATGTTTAACCCTGATAAATACCGTTCAGTCACCTGGCTGAAGGGCGGGCGCGTATACCCGCAGCTCGACTGCTTCGGCATTGTGAACGAGATACGCCGCGATCTGAATTTACCCGTCTGGCCCGATTTTGCAGGGGTCACCAAAGACGACGGCGGCCTCGACCGGGAAGCGCGCAGGATGATGCTTACCCTTGAGCGCTGCGAGCCCTGCGAAGGGGCCGGGGTGGCCTGTTATTCCGGATCAGCCGTCACCCATGTGGGGATCGTTGTCAGTATCGGTGGCCTGCTGCATGTGGCGGAATGCAATCCGGGAACGAACGTCACCTTTCTGCCGTTGCCGCGGTTTAAGCGCCGATTTGTCAAAGTGGAGTTCTGGCAATGACCATTCGTTTTTATCCGTCCCGGCTTCCCGGAGAACCACTCGAAACGCATGAGCATGGTGTAACCAGTATTCGTAACTGGCTGGTGGCAAATGTTGAAGGCTACGAGGATCGGGATGTCCCACCGCTGACCGTTGAGGTTGAGGGGCAGTCAATTCCGCCAGGCGAATGGGCTATTTTCGTGATCCACCCTGATAGTGATGTCCGGCTTTATCCGGTGCCTTTCGGGCTTGAGGCCGCGACAATTGCCTGGATAGGAGTGGGCATTGCCGTCGCATCTGCGGCTTATTCATTGTTCATGATGAGTAACATTGATGCCGGCGGCTATATGTCATCCACAGGTCGAAGCCTCGACCTGAACCCCGCTAAAGGAAACAGCGCGAAACTGGGTGATGCGATTCGTGAAGTTTTTGGGCGCGTGCGTATTTATCCGGATTATGTCGTGCAGCCCGTTACCCGGTTTGATGCCGCCGATCCTACGAAAATGCGCGTCCAGATGCTGCTGTGTCTCGGTGTTGGTGATCTGATTTATACCAATGGCGATATCCGGGTTGGCAGTACCCCAGCTTCAACGCTACCGGGATTCAGCAGCACCCATTACCCGCCCGGCGCGGACGTTTCCGGTGATGAGCGCAGCGAAAACTGGGTCAACTCCACCGAAGTGGGCGGGACGTCATCCGGCACCGGGCTGGATATGGCCCAGACGTCGCCGGACGCAGACGACATTATCGCAGACAGCATGACCGTATCCGGTTCGAGCGTAACGTTTACCGGGCTGGACACGGATGATGATGACGATAATGACGAGAACGATAACGCGCTGCCGCCCAGCTGGGTCGCCGGCGCCGTGGTCGAACTGAAAGCCCCGGCGAACTACCAGATCACTTCGGCGGCTGGATACAGTGTTATCGCCAGCCCGCTGCTGACGGAGATCGCGCCGGTAGTAGGTATGCCGGTGACGCTGGGGTTTAACTCTGTCGATTACGATCTGTTTATCGCGTCATATACACCCGGTCAGGCTGCAGTGCCCGGCGCCGGGGGGAGTGCGGCAAAACTCCAGGCCAGTGCGGCCCCGACCACCTACGACTTTTCGACCAGCTCCAGCACATTCACGATCACCTGGCAGGGGATTACCTACCCGGTGTCGCTGGTGGCTAACTACGTCTCGATGTCGGGACTGCTGGCGGCCATCACCGAGGGACTCACCGGCTCCGGCCTGGTTGCGCAGGACAACGGCGGAACTGTACTGATAACCGAGTCGGCCAGTCCGTTCGCGGGTGGGGCGATCACGTCCTCTTCACTGCCAGCAGCTGTTTTCGGTGATGCCCCGGTTTACACCCCCGGCACGGCATCAACCGGCGGCAGCCCGGCGGTAACGGCGAATGTGACACTCGCCTATAACTCTGCCACGGGAACGGCCTTTTCCGGCATGCCGGAGGGGGTGCAACGGCTTTCACTTGCTCACCGCGGGAATGAGTACCGCATTGTCTCTGCCGACGGCACGACGGCGACGGTGGCGCGCCTGGTTTCCGGTGCCGTTGATGAGTCATGGCCGGGATTCTCCGCCCGGACGATGATCGACTATGAGGCCACTGGTCTTAACGACACGCTGAGCTGGCTGGGGCCGTTCCTGGTTTGCCCTGAGAATGAAGTGGTGGATGCATTCGAGGTGAATTTCTCCTTCCCGAACGGCATCTGCGGCTTTGACAGTAAGGGCAAAAAACGGATCCGCCACGTGGAGTGGGAGATACAGTATCGCGTCTACGGTTCCGGATCGGGGTGGGTGAGTCACCAGGGCGAGTATGCGCTGAAAAACGTCAACGGGTTAGGTTTCACTGAGCGGATCACCCTCAGCTCTCCGGGGCTGGTAGAGGTTCGCTGCCGTCGGCGCAATGAGCAGGGCTCAAACAACGCGCGAGACAGTATGTACTGGCAGGCACTGCGCGGGCGACTGCTGACGCGCCCTTCATCCTATCCCGGCGTGTCGCTGATGGCGGTGACCGTTGAGACGGGCGGGAAGCTGGCGGCGCAGTCGGACCGCCGCGTAAACGTTGTGGCCACGCGGGCCTACGACTCAGGAACGGCCAGAACCATTTCGGGGGCGCTGCTGCATGTCGGGAACTCGCTGGGGCTGGAAATGGATGTCGACACCATCAACGCGCTGGAGTCCGCGTACTGGACGCCACGGGGCGAGTATTTCGATTTCGCCACGGGCGACAGTATCTCGGCGCTGGAAATGCTGCAGAAGATAGCCAATGCCGGGAAGTCCCGCTTCCTGTTGAGCGATGGCCTGGCGACGGTAAACAGGGAAGGGATTAAGCCCTGGACTGGCGTGATCACTCCGCATGAGATGGTGGAGAAGCTGCAGAGCGGATTTACCGTACCGTCAGACGATGATTTTGATGGTGTCGACGTGACGTACATCAACGGGACTACCTGGGCAGAGGAGACCGTTAAATGCCGGACGCCGGACAATCCCACGCCGGTGAAAATCGAGAACTACAAACTTGATGGGGTACTGACTCAGGACCACGCCTATCAGATCGGCATGCGTCGCCTGATGAAATACCTGCTGCAGCGGGTGACGTTCCAGACCACTACCGAGCTGGACGCGCTGTGCTACAACACGGGGGATCGCATTGTGCTCACGGATGATATTCCGGGTAACAACACGATTTCCTGTCTGGTGGAGGCGATGACAACGGCTGGTGGCGTGACAACGTTCACCGTTACGGAGCCGCTGGACTGGTCTTTCGAAAACCCCCGAGCGCTGATCCGCTATCAGGATGGATCTGCATCCGGGCTGATGGTGGCGAGCAGGGTGGGTGATTTTCAGCTGTCAGTCCCGCACCTGAGCGAGTTTGATGACCCGATGAAGGTTGACCTGTCGTCGGCAACCATCGAGCCGATCCGCCTGGTGTTCTGCGGCTCAACGCGCCACGTCTACGACGCCATTGTAGAGGAGATCGCCCCGCAGTCTGACGGAACCTGTCAGGTCACCGCTAAAGAATACCTCGAATCGTTCTACCAGTACGACGACGCCACATACCCCGGCGTCGCTGCTTAATACCAAAAAAATCCCTTTCAACTTTTCTTTCGCTCAAACCCTCGTTTGGGCGAACGCCTTTTTTGGAGCAAAAAACATGGCCGAACTTAACCCGCCTTTGGGAACGACGACGCCTGAAATTTTCCTGGATAACGTCAAGCGCGCTGACGAACTGGTGAACGGTCCGGCCGGAACGGTTAACGACCGCGGCGGTGAACCGCTGGATACGTGGCGCCAGATGATGGCGAAAAATGATGAAATCCGGCAGAACATCATTCCGCTCAGTAAGCAGTACGCGACGCTGGCGGCTGCCCAGGCGGACATCGCGAATATTCCAGAAGGCAGCAGCACCTATGTGCGTAGCCCGGACAGCAGCGCGCTGGCTGACGAGTACATGAATGTGGCTGGGACGCTGACAGCAACCGGGCGTAGAATGCCTTCTCAAGCGGCCATCCAGGCAGTTCTTGACTATATCTCATCTCTCATTGCTACTGATGATGCTGATTCTCCTTTACTGACACTTAATGATGAGGCGGGGTTTCGTCTGGCGGCATTCGGCCTGAATGCAATTCAGAGCAATGCGATGACGGCTGAGTATGATGAGTTTATTGATGGTTTTGTGTTCCGGGATAGCGTCGGATTCGTTATTCAGCAAATAGGGACTCCTCTGCTCAGCTCTGTTGACAGTGTTCAGCCTGTCGTTGAGCAGCAGCGATTGGTGACTGAGGCATTCAGTGCTGAATCTGACGCGGATATTTCTGGTTTTGTATTTCGCGACAGTGTGGGATTTGTCCTGATGAATCTCAATGGTGAGCAAAGCGATCAGAATAACGATGGGGTAGATGACATTTCACGCAGAAATGCAGCAAATCTTGCCGCTGCTGCTGCCGCACGAGACGAAATTAATACGCGTATTGCTCGGCCGGTTTACGATTACAATATTCTGATCACAGACGGCCAGTCGCTGAGTAACGGGAATGAGGGATGGGCTGCACTGAGCAAGGACATTCGCGCTACTCTGAACATTAATATGCTCGGTGACTCCGTCCGGCCAAAAAATGAGAACGGCTCGACGTTTACGCCGCTTAACGGAGCTGAAATCAGACCAGCCCGTGCAGTAGTGCAGGATTTAATCGCCCCTCCTGATGGCGGAAACCTCATGACTGATGAGGCCGTGGCTGCGCTGCCTCGCGGTGCTAACAATTTCGGTGAAACCGTCGATATCGGCGCGATGTGGATGTGGCGGGAAATGCAGTTACAGTTCCGGGGGCTGGCAACGGATGAGCGCAAAATTGTGGCTGTCAACTGCGGTGTTGGCGGGCAGATTATTGAACACCTCTCTAAAGGCCATTCCTGGGGATTCTACAACCGGATCATTTCAGCCGTTACCCAGATTAAAGCCATTGCTGATACCGAAGGTAAAACCTGCGGCGTGGTTGGTTTTTTATATCTTGGCAATGAATATAACTATGACAGCACAAAAGGAGGGGCGACAGACCGCGTAGAATACAGAGCACTCCTGAGAAAGCTCATTGATGATGTCATTACCGATACTACCGCTATCACCGGGCAGACAGAGCCCCCCCTGACTGTGCTGTATCAGACCAGCGGCAGCTGGACGCGCGACAGCACGAATATGAGCATTGGCGAGGCTCAGCTCGATATCTGTGCAGCAGATGCAAACGTAATGATGGCATCACCGGCGTATGCTGTCACCGACAAGGGTGGCCATCTTGACGCGAACGGCTACCGCTGGCTGGGAATGCAGTTCGGAAAAGTGCTCCATCGTGCAATTGATCGTCGCCAGAACTGGCGTCCACTGCAACCCCTGTCAGTCACGCTGAGCGGAACATTCCTGCGTGCGGATTTCCTGGTGTGGAGCCCGCCGCTTCAGTTTCGATCATGCTACGTGGGTTCATCTCCGACGACGTATGCCGCAAAAGGATTCAGAGTCACTGACGATGCCGGGGACGTTCCGGTGACGCGTGTCGAAATTGTAGCCGATACCGTAGTCGATATTACGCTGGGGCGTGAAACGACCGGCGATGTTTATCTATGGTACGCCAGCCAGACCGGAAGTAACGGTAACGGAAATCTGTTTGACAGCGACACAACGGTCGCTGTTGCGAATTACGAATTTCATGAAGGGACAGGGCAATATCCGGAATCAAATATTCCAGAGCTGGTAAACCGTCCATACCCATTGAATAACCCCTGTGTGGCATTTCGTCGCCAGGCAATCGCTATTTAAGGAAAACAAATTATGGGTTCGCGTATTATTGTTCCGGGTTATTTTGGTGATAAAGGCCTGGGTTTTGACCCGCTCGTTCGCCGTGGCCTGAAATATTTGAATTTTTATGGAGAGGCAGATAAAACCGGTCGAAACCTCGCACCGGATGGGGTAGCTGCAACGGTACTGGGTTCGCCTGTTGTGCAGGAAAATGGCGTCCAGTTTACGCCTGCAGGCACATTGCTTGATACGGGTATTCTTCAGCCTCTGGACTTTACTTTTTTCACAATCTTCAACTGTCCGACCCTTTCACAGATTCTGCTGCTCAGCAATTTTAACGGGCCCCGGCAATCTGGCTCAGGAACCACGCAGGGCGTAGTGCTCAGGACGCAGCCCGGATCTACCAGCATGACCCTGAACTTTTCGGTAAACACTCTCAACGGTAGCACGTCGACGCAGCGTACAGTCGCGCTCGGTGGGTTGCTGGCAAACACAAACTATTTAGTGTGCGCACGTTTTAAATCGGGACAAAAAATGGACTTTCAAATCCTGAACAAAGCTCTGTCAGCAGAGAAAACAACAGATATGGGCGACCCGGCGGATTTGGGGGCAAAACTGCGTATCGGCGGTAGTTACCAGGCTGATCTAACGAACGCAGGGATTCACCGATTTTCTGCTTTACACACTGTTGCGTTGACAGATGGTGAAATTACAAAAGCTGCCACTCAGTGGACTGCTTGGGCTAAAGCTGTCGGGTTAACAATTTAAAAAATACAACGCTACAAGCTCTCATTGAGTTTACGTAGTGCATAAGCCAGGGCTGATTCCATATCCATTTCTTTAGATAAGGCAAGGAGGTATTTTGATTTTAATATCAATCGTTTTTTTTGTCGTTTTGTTAGGGTTTGATGGTTTTTAATGGACTTTACAAGTTCAATGTATTCTGTTCGGTATTTCAAGTCGTTGACCGTGTTTCCATGAAAAACAGGGCGTTCAACAACGCCCTTAATGCAATCAGTTACATGCACATTTTCCATTGAATCGTTGAAGTCCGACGCAACAACAATACCAACATCAAACCCAGAGAAGCTACAATTAATGATTGGCAAAGTTTAGTCCTTTTTCTGATTTTTAGTGAAGGCTTTTTATGTTAGTAGCGGGGCCAGGAAAGCGTAAACCGTGACAACATCAGCCACAATGGCTAATTTTGAAAAAATAGATGATGATTTTATTTTCTCATCTTTCTCTTTTTGGTTTAAATCTGCTGACTCAACTTCTTTCTTAAGTGAATCAAACTCACTTTGATTTTCATAGAGGGTTTTTAATAGAGTGTCGTACAATTCCTTTGAGTTGTATTCAAGAAATCCGACGCGGCATTTTTCAACACGAGCGTTAAGGAAGGTTGACGATGAATCTGATGGCAAAACGAAACCAGTGTCACAACCTGTGACAGTAAGTCCAGAATAGTTTGGCATTGCAGCCCTCTCTATTTAGGTATGTTAATTGTAAGCTTTTGTTAACTAGTTTTAGACATTAGCATGAATTAAAGCACTTGTGAATGAATGTTTCAACAAGTCTTGAGGGCCGTATTAACCATCTGTACCAGATGAGTATTGTATCAGACGCCACCAGGAGTATCCCGGCTTGCGGTGTTGTGATCTGGCTGGCAGATGATGTCACCGAACTATTACTCAATGCGAGATGTATCTTTCTGCTCCAGAAAAATCATTTTTTCGCGTCAGTGTGCCTGATCGATAGCTGGAACCTGTATTGATCATATCTCTCAATGAATCTACTGTATATAAAAACAGTATTTAAGGGGGGAATATGCCGCGAAACTCAGATATCGAAATAGCCTGGCGTCAGGCAATTGTCATTGAGCCTAATGGCCGTCGCACCGTGACAACGTCCGGTTTTATCCGGGAACTCGCAAAAGTTAACTGGATATGGTCACCGCGCCAGGCTAACCAGTGGATAGAGCACTATGTGACGACATTCCGGGATGTCTCAACGCAGGAAGGCGATGAGCGCACGTTCCAGTTATACAACCCGAACGGAGGGCTATAACGTGGGTTTTCCGTCGCCAGCATCAGACTATGTGGAGGGACGGTTAACCGTCGATAAGCTATGCAGCATCGGCCCTAATTCCCGGATCGTACAAACAGAAACCGGATATGCCGTAGTTGATTTCTCCGTTAAACCAAAGCAGCAGGACACGGTATTGATCCAGTACTCCGGCGGTACAGATTTTGCGAAAGTTATGGGGAAGGCGTTTATTACTCGTGATGGTGAGGCGCTGGAAGGTGAAGCACTCGACGACGTCGTAGTGTTAGGAATAGTGACATTCGTCATCAACCGCACTAGCCGTAATGATGACGAATGCCCGGTTATATAAAGCCATCAAAATACGTGTACATATATGAGTACATAAAAAAGTATTAATCTGCTTTATTTTCCAATAAATACATTAACTTGTATTGTTTATTAACCATATCCATTTAACTAAGGGGACAAGGCGGCATGAGTATAGCGTTTTTTGCCCGCCTGAGTAAGAGCCATACCGTCTGACTGCTTAAACCCTCGCCACTCAGGGCGCTTTTTTTATGTCCGGTCGGCCTTTTTCCCTTTCTCCGCCGCCTGGGCGCGGGCTTCCGCTTTTCGCTTGCTGCTCATATCGTTACGGATCTGCGCATGGCTCAGCAGTGCGAAGATGAAGGTCCCGCCACAGATATTTCCCGCCAGGGTCGGCAGGGCGAACGGCCAGATAAAGTCGCTCCAGGGCAGATTTCCATTAAACACCAGATAAAGGATCTCGACCGAGCCCACTACAATATGGGTGGTATCCGCCAGGGCGATAAGCCAGGTCATGAGAATAATCACCACGATTTTGGCGGCGCCGGCGACAGGAAACATCCAGACCATGGTGGCGACCAGCCAGCCGGAAATAATCGCATTAGCGAACATCTCTGTCGGACTGTTCTTCATTACGTCTTCGGCGATGCTGACAAAGGCCTGACGGGTTGGCTCATCAAAAATAGGCATATAATTGAAGGCCCATGCGGCCACCGCGGTACCGATGAGATTGCCCGCCAGCACCACCGACCATAGCCGCATCAGCAAACCGACGTTACCGAGGGTGGGATTATGCATCACCGGCAGAACGGCGGTGACCGTATTTTCAGTGAACAGCTGCTGGCGGGCCATAATTACGATAATAAAGCCGAAGGTGTAGCCGAGGTTTTCCAGCAAAAAACCGCCCGGGATCCCCTCCAGTTTGACGTGAAAAATTCCCTTCGCCAGCAAGGAGGCCCCCATCGACAGGCCGGCCGCAATCGCTGACCATAGCAGGGCCAGCGCATCGCGCTCCATCTCTTTTTCCCCTTCCTGGCGAATATGTTCATGGATCGCCATCGCCCGCGAGGGAAGGCGATCTTCATTTACTTCGATCTCTTCACCACGCTGATTTTCCTCACTTTCCACTTCTCTTTCGTCATCCTCTGCCTTTAATTTGTTATTGTCTAGTTCATCCAT